ATACATATGACTATGATCAGTACCTGATTCAGTCACAACACGCATACGCACATTGCGATCACCAGCATTGTTGATAGCCAACGCAACATTCACTGCGTCACCCATTAACTTGGTGTGTTCCTCACACTGACCAAACCAAATCATCTTGTCGTCGTCAGAGACAAAAAGGATTTCGTATGTATGTGGCAACACACCGAACTCTGTATTGCCAAAACTATCTTTGAGGATAGTGATGTACATGGTGACCATGCTTCCACCTAGATAAGTCGGTGCGTCACGAGACACGATGTACACATCGTGAACGAGTGGTGCTAGCAACTCAAGTTGGATTGGGTCTTTGTTTTCCAATGCAATACGCATTTTATTTCCTGCTTTCTTTTTGTTGTGGATTGACACGCCAATTTGGGTGGCGATAGTTTCGCTGTGTCTCGTATGTGCCGACACGCTTACCAACTTCGTAAGCGAACGCAACACACGCAACGAACAGCAACGACGCAAGTAACAGCAATAAGTACGGCATCATTTGTCCTCCAATGTGATCAAAGGACGACGACCCCACTTAGCCATGTGCTCCTCAAGACGAGACCGACTATCCAACTTACGCTGTTGGTTACTCGTCAATGCACGAGACAACACATTGCGTGCCTCCTGCAAACCAGCAATGACACTCGCTGTGTCAATACGCTGTTGCGCAATGACACTCTCTAGATGTTGCAGATAACCTGCGACATCGTAGAGATCATCTTGGTCTATATTCATTATGATTTCCTTTCGGTTGTGCTGACTCATCAGACCCGCAGAGCACACCTGCGGATTACGCCCGAAGGCGTTTCGTCAATCAATAATAATTGAACCACAAGGAACATTGCCAGGCTCAAAGTATTCGCTTTCATGAATAAGAAAGATGTCAGCACGACGAACATCAACCTTGATGTCGCTCTGATAAATCCAAGGATTAACCTTGCCATCATCACCAACCTCAAATGCCCACAAATTGCGGACACCTTTGTTATTCACTAAGTGCCAATCAACACGCTTCATTATGATTTCCTTTCGGTACGCCTGTATCATCAGTAGCAGTAGGCGAACTCTGCTATACGCCTCACGGCGTTTCAACAAAAGTGGACAACTATTGTCCAGTTATTACTTGACCGAAGCCTTGATTGCCTTACGGACATCAGCAGGCAAAGCCTTGAATTCCTTGGTGTTGAACAAGGCATTCACAGTGCCAACCTTGGCAGGCTTAACAGCAGGCTTAACAGCAGGCGTTTTAAGCAACGCATTCTCAGCAAGCATCTTGGTATCAAGGATCTTGTTGATATCAATACCTTTCAACGCAACACGATGCATCTCTTCAATGCGCTTCTTGAACGAAACCGCCAACGCCTTTTGGTGAGCGTATTCCAATGTTCCTGCCCATTCCTTAACGAACTTGCCAGCAGTGAAACCTGTAGCACCGTAAGGATTTTCGGCTAACGAAGCAAGTCGGTCAGACTCTTTCGCCCATGTCTTGTACAAGAAAATGATTAGTTGCATTTTCTCTTTTGCATTTTTGGCAACCGCTTGCTGAACGATTGCGTAGTTGATATTGGACTTTGTCATTTTATTTTCCTTTCAGGAAAGTGGACAACGGTTGTCCACTTTTTGGTTTGTGATTTGCTACCCAACAGATACCAACCATGCAACACCAACACTTGATGTCTACTCTTGCGAGCGCACTAGTGTTGTATTGCACATCTGTTACACCCTAGCGGGCACGAGAAAACAGGGTGTTGAGCAGGAACAGCGATCTGCGCTTATTCATGTCGTTGCGTGTCATCATGCACCCCCCAGCATGGGTGCCCGTACGCCAAAACAAGAGAAAAGATACATTGGGGTGTAGCCAAATCGGGATGGGTGTATATACTGTGGTGACAATGGTCACAGTGCGGGTATTGTCGTGTTTCTAAGTACGATCCCTGCAGGTCAGAATATGTTTTTAATGTAATTTACGGGCTGGAGTATGCTCACAGAAGTAAGTGACGCAGTTCTTGAGAACTGCTGTCCCTGCAGAGTAGTTCCCTGTAGCTAATTCGTAAGTACAAGTGACCCAATAGTATTGTTCGTTTTCTGCGACAAGGTAGCCTACTGCTGATAGTACGCATGGTTCATGGATGTGTCCTGGTTCGTGCCAGTCATCTCCCATGCTGTAGTGATCTTCCCAAAAGATTTCTACTAGGGGTGGGATTTTAGGGGTTTTCTTCTTCACCATTTAACCTTGTCTGCCCAGTAGGCCGCGGACATCGGTCCTCTAGCAATGTTAGAAGCATGACGTGCCTTAAAAGAGGCACGTTTTTTGGTCATGCGTTCAGATTCACCTGCTTTAGGTTTCCCTGCTGTCGATGCACCTTGTTCACCAAAACGGATAGTCTTAACTTGTGACCCTGATTTAGCCACGACAATATGAGACTTCTTAGGATGGTCGGGAGTGCGCTTTGGTTTGTTGTAACCTGCTACTCCTGCTCGTGCTAGACGGGGATCTTTACTGGATGCCATTACGACTTACCTGTTTTACGTTCCATCTTCTTCTTAGAAAGGGATTCTTTACCCTCGTGACGCTTCTTCGCTGCAGGCGAAGCGTATTCCATCTTCATACCTGATTTGGCTGCAGCCTTTTTGGCTGCTGCCTTACCCTTGACGGTATAAGCAAAATGTTTGTTTCCTACTTGTGGCATTATTTTGCAATCCTTGAAGTGAAGGCGGTGACAGTTGCTGTACCGCTGGTATATGCACTAAAACGAACACGGAACTGAGGAGCAAAAATCATTTCGTGGAAAAAAATGCCATTAGTAGTGGCAGACACTACGCCTGTAATATGGCTAGTGCTGGTTGAGTTAGTCCAAGCAACGCTCACCCAGTTAGTTCCATCAATCGTCGCCTCAAAGGCGACTGTACCAACCCAAGTGCCAGTCAACTGGACAGCAAAATGGTCTGCATCATCCACAGCGACGGGAACCGCGCTGTTTAACGCTGTAAGCGTTCCTGTAGTAATTCCTAACATATTAGCTCCTGTCGTCGCAACTGGTTAATGGGTACTAGATCCGTACCGCCCCTGCGGTAGGTACGGATTACTTGGTGGCCCCTAACCTAAGCGTTACCCGTTACATAGCAGACAGGTAACGAAGTTGCCTGTATTTTGATGGGACTTGAAGAAAATGTTTTGGATTCGCGCCAAGAAGCGTATATCAGTTGGTTGTGTACACCACCTTCTGAAAGGACACCTACGTCCAAAGAAAAGTACGCTGACTCTATCGGGGTCAATATTAGTACTTTACGGCGTTGGGAAAAGAAGGACGTTTTCCGCAAGGAATGGCAGTCCAAGGTTGATGATGTCCAGGGTTCTCCTGAGCGTTCTCAGCGTCTGTTGGACACTCTGTATGAGAAGGCGTTGGGCGGCGACATCAAGGCTGCCCAGTTGTACTTGCAAGCTACAAACAGAATGGCTCCCCCAACCCTTACCGTTAAATCTGAGACAAATATCGGTCAGTTGTCAGACAAGGAACTTGAAGATCTAATTTCTGCTGTTGCGTCACAGGAAAAAGAATCTCGCAAACTTCGTGTGGTATGAGCGAACTAATTGAATGCCCTGTTTGTGGTGAAGAGTATCCACCACTGGCTTGTAAGTGGCAATGTCCCGCCTGTGGCGAATTGGATGATGAGCCTCTTAAGATGAGGAACAATGGATCTGAATGAACTACTCAACGAACGTGAGTGGCGTAAATGTAAAGGACCGCAGGACGGTTCAATTGACGACCTCGTGGACGCATTTGAGCACTTCTGTACCAACTATTGGTACATCAAACATCCTGAGCGAGGACGGATACCTTTTGAGATGCGAGAAGCCCAGGTTGAAACTATTAGAGCCTGGTTGTCTAACCGTTACAGTGTGGTTCTAAAAGCACGTCAGATTGGGTTTTCTACTCTTGGTGCTGCTTACGCGTTTTGGTTGACTTTCTTTTGGCAAGACCGCTTTGTTGTCATGTTGTCTCGTACTGAACGCGAAGCCGCAAAGTTGCTACAGAAATCTAAGTATGGGTTTAAGTTTGTTCCTCAGTGGATGAAAGAACGTGGCCCTCAGATCACTTCTGA